GTGATAATGCAGAAATAAAAAACAGTTTAAATGTTCCGATGAGATATAGTATAGATGATAACAAAATATACATTAACCAAACACATCCAGATTTTAAATATTATGATTTATCAGAAAGTTTAAGCCATGAAATTATACATATGATAGATATAAGAAATAATATATCTGATAAATTAAATATAGATAACGAATTAAGAAGAGCAAGATTGCAAATAGATATAGATGAAGATAAATATATCAAAATGTTATCTAGTAGTAAATATGAAGATAATATGACATTAAGTGATATTTTTTCTGCTGTAACAAATAGTAAAATATCAGGAAGCTATAATCATTCAAGCAAATATTGGCTTGAAGATACAACAAGAATAGAAAAAGAGTTGTCTGCAAATATAATGTCAGCATATCTAACAAATAACAAGGATACATTAGATATAATTAATAGTATTTCAGGGTTGAAAGAAATTAAAGAAAAGGTAGTGAAGTTATATGATGATTATACCAAATGATGTAAAAGAGTTAATTCATAAGTATATAGAAAAAAATGGCAAAAGACCATTAGGGTTTAATTATGATGAATGGAATAGTTTTGCAGAATATAAAGAATATTTAGAAAAGGAGTTGAACAAATGAAAATATATATAATTTTTGAAAACAATGAAGAAGAGTACGATGATTATATTGATTGGATTCTAGAAATATATAAAGAAAAAGAAAAAGCAGAAAAAAGATTTATAGAGTTAATAAAAACTAATAAACATGTAAAAGACAGGAAAGTGGATTTAGAAAAACATTATAAAGATATTGAAGAAAATTGTAGAGCTAATATTGGAGCTTATAGATTGGAACAACATGAAATAATTGAATAAATAATATTGTTAAGCACTTACTTAAAATAGTAGGTGCTTTTATTATGGAAAGAAGGTGAAAATATGCAAAAACAATTAACACCAATAGGCAAAGAGAATGTCAAAAACTCTATTATAGCAATAGGCCAAGAACTAATAAGAAGAGCAGACGATATAACAAATGATTTAAAATTTGTTGCAAATATTGAGATTAATGCAAAATTAACACCAGATGAAGTTACTAACTTTGATGTAAAGAAAAATTATATAGCAAGTTATGAAGAAAAGGAGGAAAAATAATATGTGGTTATTAGTTTTAATATTAAGTATTAAATTACAAATGCCAACTTGGTATTGGATTATATTTACTATAATTACAATATTTAGACCATTGATATGAATGTTTAAATATAGGTTTAATGAAAACTTTTTTTGAAGAATACGGAAATAAATAAGTTATTAACATTTTATAATTATAAATTTTTAGACGTAGACGTACGTCTATTTTTTATGCCTTTTTACTGATTGCAGGCTATAAAGAACAACAGAATACAAATTCGCAATGGCTGGGGCTTAGGCAATGGCTGGGGCAAAAGGAGTAGGAAATGGAAGGACAAGATAATAATACAAACAATGCTAATACTGGGGCAGATAATGAACCAGCGGGAGCAAATAACCAAAATAATACAGGAGCAAACAACAACCTTGTAACATTTGATGATTTCTTAAAAGATGGAAAGAATCAAGCAGAATTTGACAGGAGAGTTCAAAAAGCTATTCAAACAGCACAAGATAGTTGGAAAGCAAAAAATGATGCTGAAAAATCAGAGGCTGAAAGATTAGCACAAATGAACGAAACTGAAAAATTACAATATCAATTGCAAAAGCAACAAAAAGATTATGAAGCAATGCAAAGAAAGTTAAATGCTAGAGATTTAAAAGATGAAGCACTAAAAATAGCAACAACACAAGATACAGCATTTGACCCAGAATTTTTAAATCTTTTTGATTATGAAAATATGACAGCAGAGCAATTACAAGACAAAACAAAACTTATAAAAGCAATTCAAGACAGAATTGTTGAGAAAGCAGTAAATGAGTGGTCAAAAGAAAAACCACCATATAATCCTGACCCATCAGGTAATAAGTCAAGTGCTGATGAAGCAATAAGAAAGGCAATGGGATTAAAGTAAGAAAGGAAGAATAAACAATGAATAATATTGAATTATCAACAATATACTTACCAAAACTAGATGAAGTATATAAAAATGAAGCAAAAACATCTATATTAGATGGAGACGAAACAACAGTACAAAAAGGATTAAATGGAGAAATTAAAGTAGCTAAACTAGATATGGATGGTTTAGGAGACTTTGACAGAAATTCAGGATACACAAAAGGTTCAACAAGTTTTAAGTGGGAAACAGTAAAATATGATAAAGAAAGAAGTCAAGATTTAAGAATTGACAGATTAGACAATCAAGAAGCATTAGGATTGCCATTCGCAAGATTATCTGGAGAATTTGTAAGAACAAAAGTTGTTCCAGAAACTGATGCAGCAAGAATAGCAAAAATAGCAGGAGTAGATGGAATATCAAGAAAGAAAGAAACAATTTCCGATGGCGCAGGAGTTGTAAGTGCATTAAGAGCATGTACAAATAAAATGGATGAGGATGAAGTTTCAACAGAAAATAGAATCTTATTTATAACACCAACACTAAAAGGAATGGTTGACGATTTAGATACAACTAAATCTAAAAAAGTACTAGAAAGATTTTCAACAATAATTGAAGTTCCACAAACGAGAATGTATACAGCAATAACATTAAATAGTGGAAAAGAAAATTATGGATACCAAAAAGCAAAAGACACATACATTAAGTCAAAAGATACAGCTGTAGTATCAGGAAAGACATATTACACAGAAAGTTCTGGAACATATTCAAAAGTAAATTCTCCAGCAGGAAATCCATCAACATCAGATTATTATGAATTAGTAGAAGGAGGAAAAGATATTAACTTCTTATGCATTGAGAAATCTGCAGCAGTAACAGCTATGGACCAATACATAAAATACTTTACACCAGATGAAGACCAAAGTGGAGATGACAATGTATTTAAATACAGAAACAATAACTTATATGGACATGTATATGAAAATAAATTAGCTGGTGTATATTGTTCATATGAAGGTTAGGAGGTTTAAAATGGCAACATTTATAGGATTAAAAATAAATAAAGAAGAAAAAGAAACTAAAAAAGAGCTAACAGTTGAAGAAATAAAAGCAATTCTAACTGAAAAAGAAATTGCTTTTGATGGAATAACTAAAAAGAAAGATTTACTAGCTCTTTTACCACAAGAATAAACAATGGAGGCAATAGAATGTTAGAGCAAATTAAGAAAAACCTAGGAGCAAACTATAAAGAAAATACAGATGGTGTATTACAGGATATAATAGATGATATAACATCTATTGCCTGTGATAATTCTAATAGAAAAAAAGGTGACACAAAACTATTTCCATACATAAAAAAAGCAGTAAGAAGTGAATATCTTGCAAGAGGAGCAGAGGGTTTACTTTCAAGAAACGAGGGTAGTATATCAAGTTCATACAAAGATATTGTAGAAGAATTAAGAAATAATATTATAAAGTCTGGATTAAGGAGGATTAAATAATGCTATTACGAGATTTAACAAAAGTATATATATCCGAATATGAAGAAATAGAAGACCACGGAGAATCAGATAAAGTATGGAAATATAAAGGACAGGCTTGGCTAAATATGCAACAAGATGTCAACGAGTTAGATAGAAAGTCTACTGGTGAAGTGGATTATAGTACATATAAAGGTCGTACGACTAGAAATTATGATATACAAAAAGGTAATGGAATATCATTTGAAGATATCTCAAAATTAGAGAAGTTCATTCCGGAGTATAGAGTACTGGACAAAAATAAAATAGGAAGTACTTATGTATATAGAATGGAGAAAATACAATGATAAATTTCAATTGTAATATAAAAGTAAAACATAATTTTAAAAATATAGATGCTATAATTCAAAAATTACCACAAACTGCAAAAATAATAACAGAAGATGTATTAAAAAACATTAGAGGTTATGCTATAAGGTTGGAAAAAGGCCATAACGAAGAAGGGATATTAGTAGAAATGGTTGATATGTCTACTAAAAAAGTAAAGGGAAAAGTTTATGCTGACCCTTCTAAGTTTATGAGTAATGGAGTTTCATATTTGTTTTTTGAATATTTTGGTACAGGTGCTAATGCTGAAATGGAACATGTTGGAAAATCAAAACACTTTATAAATAGTGGTTATACAGAATGGTTTATTCCAGTAAGTAAAGTTGAAAAAGCATTGCCATACCCAGTTGTAAATATTCAAGGTATGGATTTTTATATTGCTCATGGAAGTAAGGCCAACCACTTTATGGCTGATGCAAGTTTTAAAAGTAGAAATGAAAATACAGAAATAGTTAAGAAAAAATTAGATGAGATGTTAAAGGAGGTATGCAAATGAAAGATTTGAGTGTATTAGAGTTTAGTGATTTAGCATATGAAAAACTAGAATCATTAAAATATAAACAAATATTAACAAATCCAACAACTACAAGTAAATTTCCTTGCTTAGAGTTACATACGCCTTTAAAGTCAGTAAATTTAACTGAGAATGCAATTCCAATTAAATCTACATTTCAAATATCAATAACTTGTTGGAATGAAAAGCAACGTCAAGCAATGAAAATGGCAGATGAAGTTGATAAAAAACTTCAAGAACTTAATTTTAAAAGGACAAATACCAGTCCAGCAATATATGATTCTATATTGCAAAAATACGGTATAACAATAACATTTGAGGTTCGTTATAATTCTATAACAGCCTCTTTTAATTTAAAATAATAAGGAGGAATTAGAGATGTCAGTAGAAACACCAAAAGCAACAAAACCACAAGTTGCAATGAAAGCCGAAGTATCTTATGCAACAAGCTTAACAGGAGATAAAACAAAAATAGGCTATGTTCAAAAAGTTGGACAATTAAAAACTTTAAAAGAAGGACAAACATATAGTGCATTAGATTTAGATGAAGAAAGAATGGCAAAAGGCAAAAGAAAAGCAGAAACTGTTGATATTGAAATGATGTTTATACAAGAAGAACATAAAGCAATGGGAGTTATAGCAGATGCAGATACAGAAATATATTTATTTGTTAAATATCCAGAATCAACAGCATCAGTTGCGAACAAACCGCTTGTACAAACAGTAAAATGTACAATAGATATTGCTGGACAAGAAATAAGTGACGGAGATTTCATTAAAGATACTATGAGAGTATTCAAAAACTCAAAAGTAGTAGAAACAGATGGATATCCAGTTGAAGGAGATTCAACAAAATTTTAATTTAGGAGAAGGCATAGGCCTTCTCTCTTTTGCAAAGGAGAGAAAATAAAATGATTATAGAAACAAAAAATAAAACAATTAATTTAGTACTAAAAACAAGAAAAATAGTAGACATAGCTAATCTACTAAAAAATAAAAATTTTGAAGAAGTTTTCATAAAGGCATATTCTATATTAGATATAGAAGCATTGTCAAAAATAATATTTAAATTAGCAGAAAATGAAAACGGTGAGAGTATATTTTTATCTTCAAATGAAGTGTATGATTTTATAGATGATTGTAGAAAAGAGGGAATAACTATAAGCGAATTATATGGAAAGATAGCGGAGGCATTGAACGATGAGGGTTTTTTCAAAAAGAAAATGAGCAAGAAGGAACTAAAAGAAGTAACATCAAATCCATTATTAACAATGAATACAGACAAATTATTGGAAAAAGCAGTAGAAAATGCAGCCAACAAAGTAGTAGAAAAAGAAATAATGGCTCAAATCTAAAAGGATTAAATGATATTATTGAGAATATAAGAAAAACTAATAATTTAATAGAGCTAATATATTCTATGGAACAATTAGCGTATTATTTTGATATGAAACCACATGAGTTTTGGAATAGCCGATATTCAGAAATAAATATATATTGTCAAACTCATCTTGTAAAAACAATTGATGAACTAAAATGTGACATTAATTTACAAGAAGCGGTAACTGATAAACTTATAAGAGCAGATAGTATGAGTAAAAACCCTAAAATTATTCTAATTAGAGATAATTATAAGGAATTATTTGAAATAGAGGAGAAAGAACAAACGTTAGAGGAGCAAAGAATGCTATTTAAAGGATAAATTACAGAAAAAATATATATTTTCGACAAATTTCGACACAAAAATATAAATAAATGTGTTATACTTCTTTTATAATAAAACAAAAGGAGATGTATTACTATGAAATGCCCAAAATGTGGAAGTGAGAATGTAACAATTAATATGCAGGAAGTCGGAAGTAAAACTCAAAAGAAAAGCAATAGTATGGGACATAAAATGGCACATAGTGCAATGAGAGGAACGGCAGGTTTGTTTACTTTTGGAGTTTCTAATTTGTTTATCCCTAAAAAGCTCGAAGGAAAAGAAAAGACAAAAGCAAAACTAGAAAAAGTATGTCTATGCCAAAGTTGTGGATATGATTGGAAAATAAAATAAAACACTTACTTGTGTAAGTGTTTTTTTATTTTATAGAAAATTTAATAGAAAGGAGGAGATGACTTATCACAGTTGAAGAAATAGAGATAATAGTAACTGCAAAAATAGAGGAAGCACTAAAAGAATTTGAAAAGATTGTACCAAACATAAAAAAACAAATAAAGCAAGTTCAAGAAGCTTTTTCAAGGGTAGATACAAAAGAAATGAAAAACAAAGTTCAACAGGCTACTAATTTAGTAAAGAAGAAAATACAAGATTTAAAACAAAGTTCTAAAAATAATGAATTAACAATAAAAGTAAATAATAAAGATGCACAAAAACAAATATCTCAAATACAAAAACAAATAGATAGTTTACAAGAAAAGATACATGCTCGACAAATGAAATTAAATGTAATAAATCCACAAATAGATAAAATAGTAGATGATACTAGAAAAAGTGTAACACCAGAAGGAATAAAACCTAATGACAAGGCAATGGATACAACAGTTAATAATGCGTTGGAATCAAACAAAGATTTTACATCATTAAATAGTCAAGCACAAAAATTATACACAGAAATAGAAATGTATAATAAACAACTAAACGAAGCAAAAAACAAAATGTCACAATTAAATCAAGAAACGAATAATATAGCAACTACTCAAAATAAATTGAGTAGTTTTTTTGGTGCATTTAAACAAAAAATAGAGCAGGTAAAACCTAGTATATCTAATATAAACAATGTTTTTAAAACACTACCAAAACTAACTCAAAACATTACAAATAACATAAAAGGGATGAGTACAGGAGTAAAAAATGGACTAGGACATGTTTTAAAATATGCAGGTGCATTATTTTCAATGCAATCAGTATATTCAGCATTAAGTGGAGCAGCACATACATGGCTATCTAGTCAAAATGCTGGTGCAAAACAATTAAGTGCAAATATTGAATATTTAAAATATAGTGTGCGGAAGCGCATTAGCACCAGTAATACAATTTGCAACTAACTGTGTATATCAATTATTAAAAGCAATTCAATCTGTAGTTTATGCTTTATTTAAAGTAAATATGTTTGCTAATGCAAGTGCAAGTGCATTTAAAAATGCACAAAAGCAAGCCAAAAATACAAGTAAGCAATTGTCAAATGTTCATAGTGAAATAAATAATGTTGCTGACCACAATAGTAATACAAGCCCTAATATAGGAGATATGTCAAAACTAGATAGTCAAATGTCTCCATTATCACAAAAATTATATGATTTCTTTAAACCATTAGTTGATAGTTGGAATAAGTATGGATCTGCTTTGGTAGAACAAATAAAGATAACAGCAGGACAAGTTACAGGATTGATATCAACAGTATGGGGAAGTTTTGAGAAAATTATAACTAATGGAACAGTGTATTCAATATTGGAAAACATTTTAGCAATAATAGGAAATATTGCAGAAGCTTATTCAAATGCTTGGAAATATGAAGGTAATGGAGATACAATTATTCAAACAATAGCAGATATGTTGAATAGTATCCTTAATACAATAAGAGAAATAACAGCAAGTGAAGGTTTTCAGAAGTTTTTAAATGGTGTATCTAATGTTTTTTCTGGAATACTTACTTTTATAAAGCCAGTATTAGATGACTTTTTGAGTCTTATTAAGCCATTAAGCGAAATAGCCCTTTCATTAGCAGGAGATATTCTAAATTCAATAGGGAATGCTTTAAAATGGATTGGAGATAATGAAATTGCTGTAACAATTCTTGAATCTTTGGCTATAGCAATTGGATTAGTTGTTGCAGGAATAAAATTATATAATTTTGTGCAATCGGGAGCTTTAGTGGCAACTTTAAAACAAACTGCAGCATTAATTGCACAAGGAATAGCATGGGTAGCAGCTAATTGGCCTATATTATTAATTGTAGCAGCTATTACTGCCGTAATTGCTATTATAATTTTATGTGTTAAACATTGGGATACAATAAAAGAAACAGTAGTCAATGTGTGCAATAAAATGAAGGAAACAGTATCTAATTGGGTAAATAATGTTAGTAATTTCTTCTCAAATTTAAAGACTAACACAATTAATAAAGTTACTGAAATAAAAGAGGGTATAAAAAATAAGTTTCAAGAGGCATACAATGGAATAAAAAATATTTTTAGCAATATAGGAAATTTCTTTAGTGGTATTTGGAATAATGTAAAAAATACTTTTTCTAATTTGGGAACAAGTATAGGAGATGCAATATCAGGAGCAGTTAAAACTGGAATAAATGGTGTTATATCGTTAATTGAAAGAACAATAAACAGTGCAATAAGATTAATAAATGGAGGAATAAAGCTTATAAATTTAATTCCAGGAGTAACAGTTGGAACTATAAATACATTAAGTTTGCCACGTTTGGCAAAAGGTGGTGTATTAACAGAAGCAACAACAGTATTAGCTGGTGAATATTCAGGTGCTAGAACAAACCCAGAGATTGTCACACCACAAAATATAATGAGGGATACATTTGAAGATGTATTGTCTAATTATAGTGGAAATGGACAACCATTACATGTAACAATCCAATATTTAGGTAAAGAAATATTTGATGATACAATAGATTATATAAACCAAAAAACAAGAAGAACAGGAAAATGTGTAATAAAAGTAAATTAACAAAAGGTATCATATTGATACCTTTTATTGTTGAAAATCTTTATTAACTTCTTCTAATACAACAGGATATATTTCTTTGTATTTAGAATAAATATCAATATTTATATTACCATTTTCATCAGGCAAAGTTGTATTTGCAAATAATTTTACATAAAGCATTGTTATATCATGTGCTCTTTGTTCGTTAGACATTATAGTCACCTCACTTTCTATAAGTGAAAGTATAACTTATTTTATTAAATTTTACAAGGAGGAAGAAAGAATATGTTATGGAAATTAAATGGTAAATTAATGAAAACACCAAGTACATATAAAGACAATATAGAAGATACAGACAATGACAGTTATACATCAAAAGTAACAGGAGCATTAATAGATAACCCAATAGCAATCGGAATGCTAAAGCTTGAAATGACTTGGGATTACTTATCAGAAGATGAAGCAGAAGAACTTTTGCAAGCAACATACCAAAATCCGATGATAGTAACTGTAAAATGTCCATCAGTTCAAGGTGGTATGTTAGAAAATGCCAAATTCAGAGTAAGTAAAAGAACAAGTGAAATGCATAAAACAGGTAATGATGAAGACACTTCCAAATCAAAATGGAAAGTGTCTTTTAATTTGATGCAGAAAGAGTTAACAGCACAGCAAAAAGCAACAGTAAATAGAGCAAAGGGGTTGATTTGATGTACGAAAGAAGTGAAAAATGGAAACAAAATATATATGAAAACCCAACTTGTGCAATGAATATTTATATAGATGATGTATTGATGAACCCTGATTATATACTTGAATTTAAAAAAGGTGGAAATGCATTTGAAGAAGAATTTTGCCTAGGAAGTACACCAAGTCAATATATAGAAATGAAACTGTATAAAGATAAAATGCCAGAAACTCTTTCAAAAATAAGAGTGGAATATGGTATTTTAATCAATCATGCATTAACAGTATCAGAAGTAAATGCAATGTTAGTAGGAACGTTGCATGGAATACCAGTTAAAAGTTTAAGTAGTAATGATAGTAGTTTCGAAATGATACCTATACGGAGTCTATAATGTAGATGATTACACAGATAATGACGACAATACAATAACAATAAAAGCACTAGATAATATGATTAAATTTGAATTTAATTACGATGGTAGTGAATTAATATCAAAAGGTGAAGCAACTCTTTTACAGGTTGCACAAGATATCTGTAATAAAGCAGGAGTAGAATTAGGTTCTACTTCTTTTTTAAATTCAGATAAAAAAGTATCGGTTTATGACAATACTGTAACTGCAAGAGAATATATAAGTTATATTGCAGAGAGTGCAGGTTGTTTTGCATGTATTGATAGAAAAGGAAAGTTATGTTTTAGAGAATTTGGTCAAGATGAAACAGAAATTCCACTTGAAATGTTTGGAGAATATAAATGGGGCGAAGAATTTAAAATTTCAAAAGTATCTTATGAAGATGGAGTGAGAAGTTTTAAATTTGGAGATGACACAAGAAATAATCTTTGGATAAATCAAGAAAATATGTACATTGTTGATGAAGAACAAGTTCAAAAAATTTATAACAAAATAAAAGATTTAACTGCAAATAGTTTTGAAGGTAAAACAGTAATAGATCCAGCGGTAGATATTGGAGACAAAATAGTTGTAGACGGAAGAAATGTTATTTATCAAGGTGAAATGTCATTAGAAGGAAAATTTATTGCTCAAATATCAAGCAAAATACAAATAAAGCAAAAAGAAGAAACAACAGTAAAAAAAGAAAGCCAAAAGGTTGTAAATAGACGAGTTCAGAGCAGAATAGACCAAGCAGAGGGAAAGATAGAACAATTAGTTGAAGAAACATCAGAAAATTCTAAAAAAATAACAAAGCATGAACAAGATATAAACGGAATAACACAAAGTGTAAGTGAAGTAGAGGAAAAAGTTGGAAATGTAGAAAATGTTGCAAACACTGCAAAAACAACCGCAGATACGGCAAAGAGTACAGCTGATAGTACCAATAAAAATTTAACTACTAATTATTATACAAAAACACAGACAGAAAATAAAATAACTCAAACGGCAGAAAGTACAATAAGTGAAGTAAGTAAAACATATTCAACAAAGACAGAAACATCAAAAGCTAAGTCAGAAGCAATAAACAGCGCAAATACTGCTACTGATAATAAGCTGAAAGGTTATACAGAAACAAGTAAATTAGGAACAGCAATAGAGCAAAACTATGAACATGTAAAAGTTGCTTGGAATCAGATTTCAGACTTTATTCAAATGATGATAATAAACAACAATGCAAGTTTAGCAATATTAGATAAAGATAAAAATATAATGATGGCGTTAGATAAAACAGGACAACATTTCTATAAAGATAGTGGAACTGAATTTGGAGAAATGGGAGTACAAAAAGTAGATAACCAAAATTATATAAGCTTTTCTGTTCCAATCGATTATAATTCTTCTGTATCTGACGGTATGGCTTGGGGGGTAAAAAATAAAAAAACAAGTAAGTTTTTACCGATTTTATACATAAAGAATTTTGAACTTGGAGAAGAAAATTCAGACGCATTGTCTGGGGAACTTGTACTAAGTGCTTGTAATCTTGTACTTGAAGGAATTGGAACAGGAATAAAAACAGGAAGTATTTTTATAAGTGGAGATTCAACATCTGGTAATTTAACTTTTTTTGATACAAATTCAAATACAGCATTAATGACAGTTTGTCCATCAAATGTGATTGACTATCCTATGATACATATTCTAAATAATATGCAATTCTATAAAAATCAGAATGGTAGTTGCTCTTTTAGAATTGGGATGGGTGATAAACATTGTTTATTAACAGATGAAGGTGATTTTTCTTGTAATCATATATATTGCGATGGTGATATATATGCAACAGGATATGTAAATGGTAAAAAATTCATAGATAATTCAAGAGAGGAAATGAAAAAAAATATACAAAAATACACAGAAAAAGCAATAGAGGTTGTAAAGAACACTGATATTTATAAATTTAATTATAAAACTGAAAAAGATACAAATAAAAAATGTGTTGGATTTATAATAGGCGAAGATTATAAATATTCAAAAGAATTAACATCAACAGATGAAAACGGAAAAGAGATAGGGGCAAATCTATATAGCATGATATCAATAGCATATAAGGCTATACAAGAACAACAGGAACAAATAGAACAATTACAATTAAAAGATAAACAAAAAGATGAATTAATACAAAGTTTAATAAAAAGAATAGAAACTCTTGAAAAGGAGGTAAATAGATGAGTGAAACTGATTTTTTAAAGTTAAAAAAGCACGATAATGTAGAGACAAATACAGAAAAGTTTGATATAGAAAATTACTTAAATGGTAACTGGGACAAAATAAATGAAAATGCTAAAAAAACAAATAATCAAATACTACAACTAGAAACAGAAAAAACAAAACTAGAAAAAGAGTTAAAAGAAGCACAAGAAGACTTTTATCAAAACAGCATAAGAGGACAAGCTAGTGGAGAATACATACACGTAGAAGACAGTAGCAACTGCAGAAGCATAATTGGCATTGGTGGAAATCATGAGCAGGAGATGAGAAGTGGAAAGAACTATCTAAATACACTTGCTAAGTACAAAGCAGGAGAAAAAGTGACAGTAGATGGAATTACATATATATTTAATGAAGATGGCTCAATAACTTGTAATGGAACTGCAACGGCAGACTCAGTCTTGACTTTTTCATCAAATTTACAAACAATAAATGGTTCAGGTAAAAAAATAGTTGGAATGCTAACAGGTACGCAAGTACCAAAAAAATTAAGCATATTGGCATATACAAGTGATTGGAGTAAAAATACATTTGAATTACTTTCAAGTGTTAATAAGAATATAACAATAAATATGCAAGAAAATATCGATTATACAATATTTAGAATAATAGCATACAAAGGAACAACACTGAACAATCAAACAATATATTATCAAATATTAGATACATCAGTGAATGATTTAACATACGAACAATACGGAGCGAGTCCATCACTAGATTACCCAAGCCCAATAAAAGCTGTTGGTAGTAATATAAATTTATTTAATAAAGATAATATGACTATCGGGAAAATATGGAATGGAGCAACACTTTTGGATAGTGATGTTGGAAATGCAAGTCCTAAAATACCAGTAACGGCAGGAAAAACATATATCAGAAATGCTGGATATAGTTCTAACTACATAATAAAAGAAAACAACTCTGTTGTTGATGTACAAGGCGGAACAAATGCTATAACAATGCCAGAAGACGCAAAATATTGGATGTTTAATATTCCCAAAGATATTGATATTAATACTATTAAAGCTGAAGAAGGTTCAATATCAACACTGCAAAGTAAATATGGACAAGGTTCAGTAAAAGTAACTAAATGTAATAAGAATTTGTTAGATAGTAGTATATTAGAAAATAAAATATTAGACAGTAAAACAGGAAGTGCAACAACGAATACTAGTTGGAAAGCAAGTGATTTTATACAAATAAATTCTGGAATATATAATTTTTCTTGGAAAAGTAGTTCAAATTATTTTCAAGTAACAATATGTTTTTATGATAGAAATAAAAACTTTTTGTCTGGAATATCATGGGCAATTGCAAATGTATATAGTAAATCATTTGAAGTAGATGAAAATACAACATTTATAAGAGTATCGTATAGTACAATAATAAGTGGCAAAGAAGCTAATCGAGAAAAAATAATATTAGAACAAAGCTCAACAGAAACTGACTATGAACAACACGAAGAACAATCATACATAATACCAGTACAGTCTGAAATGCTAGAAGGAGACTATTTTGGCTTTGACAATGAAGAAGAAGTGCATACATGGAATAAATTGACTTTAAATGGAACAGAGAACATAACACTAAATTCTAACTACAATGATTGCACGTTATTTGAATTAGTAAAAAGCGATTGCTATATACCAACAGATACAAAAAAATATGCAATTAGTAATCATTTTATAAGTGGAAATAAAGATTTACTTGCCTCAAATAATGGAATTAATATGGTTGGACTTGGAACTAGTAGAGGCAGAATATGGATAAATGTTTCAAATAGCATAGTAGGAACAAGTGATAAACTTAATAATTTTAAAACTCTGCTAAAATCAAAATATGATGCAGGAACACCAGTTGTGATTTATTACAAACTCGCAACACCAAACCGCTTAAAATTCACAGACGAACAAAAAGCAGTAGCAAAAGAACTAAACAACGCAAGAACATATAAAAACGTAACAAACATAACAACAGATAGTAAAGCAATATTAAGTTTAGATTATACAAAAGACTTAGAGACACAAAATCAAAAAATGCAAAATGAAATAGACGAAATAAAGCAGTTGTTAAGTACAACACAAACAAGTGCAATGCTATTAGATAACTTGCAAAAAGAAGTAGAAAGCGAGGTGGAATAAATGATAGTAGAATTATTAAAGAAACTAATAACAAAAAAATACTATAAAGAAAAAACAGACATTGAAAACAAACTAAATGTATTTTATGCTATGAGCAAAATCAGTGATGAAGAATATAGCGAATTAACATTACTAGTAGAAGATACATATGTAGAAGTTGAAGAGACTAACGAAGAACTAGCCAAGGAGGAAGAATAATGCAAGATACAGAACTAATTGAAAAAGTAGCTCACTTAGAAGAAAGAGAAAAATCAAACACAAAGAGAATAGATGCAGTTGAGAATAAAGTAGAAAATATATACGACCTAACATTAAGTGTAAGAGAAATAGCAACAGAAATGAAAGCAATGAGAGAAGACCAAAACAAAATGAATGAACGCTTAAAAATAATAGAAGAAAAACCGATTAAGGATTATGAAGACACAAAAAAACAAGTAAAAGGTAAAGTAATTTCTTTTATAACTGGAATTATATTAACAGCAATAGCTTTTGCATTAGGGCTAAGCAAATTTATGTAGGAGGTGAGAGAATATGGACATTCAAACAATAATATCAGTAATGACTATTGCTTTAATGGTAATAGCTTTTTTTATTTACATAGCATGGCAAATAAAGAAGAATGGACTTAAAGAATTTGCAACACAAATGATAGTAAAAGCAGAAGATATGTACAAAAAAGGACAAAATGATGAAAAATTTAATTATGTTGTAGAGAAGGTAATTGCAATGATACCAATGCCATTACAATTATTTATAACAGAAGACATGGTTAAGAATTTTATACAAAAAGTATTTGATAGTGTAAAAACAGCATTAGACTATACACCAAAAAAGGAGGGATAATAATGGAAGAAGAAATTGTAGAAACAATGGAACTTGCAGAAGAAGATACAAGAGGGGAGGCAAACGAATAATGAATATAGAAGATAGACTATTAACAGTAAATCCATATTCAAGAAGTGGAGAAAAACAAGGAACTATACAAAAAATTGTAGTTCACTGGGTTGGAAATGCAGGAAGTTCAGCAATAGCTAATAGAAACTATTTTGAGAGCTTAGCAACATCACATAAGACATATGCTTCATCTCATTATATAATTGGCTTAAACGGTGAAATAATAAGATGTATACCAGAAGATGAAGTTGCTTTCCATAGTGGTAGTTATTCTATGAATAGAAAATCAATTGGAATAGAAGATTGCCACCCAGACTGGGAAGGAAAATTCAATGGCAATACATGTAATAGTTTAGTAGAATTATGTGCAGATATATGTAAAAGATATAATTTAGGTATAGATGCAATTATAAGACATTATGATGTAACAGGAAAAGAATGTCCAAGATATTATGTAAAAAATGAACAAGCTTGGATTCAATTCAAAAATGATGTAGCAAATAAATTAGGACAAGCTACAACTAATGTAGCAGTACCAAAAGTTGAAGGGAGTGATGAACCAGTGAGAAAATATAAAAACGGTTCAACAAAAGAAATTATATATGCAGATACAAGTTTAACAAAAGTAATAGGAAGTTTATCACCATATGAAGAATGTGACTGTTTTGGAATATTTAATGGAAGACCAATGGTAAGATATAATGTTTCTGGAATAGGTTTTGCTAAATGGCTTGGAGGAGTGAAATAATAAAAAATAGTATAATAAAAAAGGGGCTGTAAAGCTCCTTTTGTTTGGCGGGAATTTTCGGATTTTCACCGAGGTCTTATGTATAAAACGATATCTTAACCACCGTTAGTTTGCTCAACACACCATTCCCATATATATATATAACTAAGACCTTTGTTATTGCTTTTCTTCATATTACATTCCTCCTTTGATTTCAACCAATTTACTATCCTTTCTATTATTTTTAGCAGAAATTCTATAAACATTGGAATAGGATCAATTTTCAACAGAATAATATATAAAACAAACTCAACTATTTTTAGAATATCAATTTTTATCTTTGTTACATTTATTTTATAATATTGTTTTTTTATTGTCAATATTAATTAAAAAAATAAATTGAAAAAATAAATTTTACACTTGATTTGAGGTACAACTATATTAATCAAAAAATAAAACGGCTTAAAATGGATTTTAAAGGCTTGCTTTTTGGCTAAATATCAAGGAAAAATAAGTTTTACAAAAACTATTGACAAATAAAAAAAATATGCATATAATTTATTAAAGATTAATACAATGTGTATTAATTAAGGAGGTATATATTATGTATCAAGAATGGTTCCAAGAATATGATAAAATTGTAAGTAGTGAAGATAAAGAAAAACAGTCTAAATAATTAGACTGTTTTTGTTTCTTTTGATAATAGTTTTTTTACTTCATTATCCATCCTTTTTTGCATCTTATTTATTTTCTTTTGAGTTTTTATAAGCTTTTTTATATCTTTATTTTTTCTTTTATTCCACATATTGTATACTTGAATAATATTGGTAAAATATTTATCTACATTATTATTGTTGTTTGCTGCAATTAATACAGCTAATATTTTAATTGTTTTCAAAAAAGTTTGATGTAGAGAATCATATATAAATTCAGAACCAGCTGCTTGACTTGTAATAGTTATACAAATAGCTTCTAAATGATTAAGCGTGCTTTCAACTAAAACTGGAAATTTACTGTTAAATTTTTCTTGCTCTTTTTCAGAATATTTTTCATTCAAGAAATTTTGATATTCTTTTTGAGTATCTTCTGAACATAAAATATCCTTAAAATTTTTAAATACATCTACATCTTCGTCTTCATTTTCAGCCACAAGTATATCTTCTATTTCAAAAGTTGTAAATTGAGATAAACATTCTGGATGATTATCAAATATACTAGTTACTTTTTGTATATATGAATTTTTTAATAAAGTTTTTGAAATTAATCCCATTTTTTCTATTAAATTATCAGCGAAATCGGTAGCAATTTGAGATGCTTTTTCTTGTTGCTTAGATAATTTACTTTTTATATATTGATGCATAGACCAAATTGCAGTAAAAAATAGTCCGACTAATGTGATCCAAGTTCCCCAGTTACTAAGCGATATTTTGCATATATATATTTCTTG